AGCCTACTGTGGTGCAGAGGACTACGAGAAGAACGGGAAAACAAAGAAGAAGAATCCCGAGTTCGAAGAATGGGGGACTCTCCCGCAACAAGGTAAACGGGGAGACCTGGACGAGGTAAAAAAACTCATCCTAAGTGGTAAGACTGTGGACGAACTTGCTGTTGAGCGACCGGAGATGGTGCATCAATATGGACGTACTCTGGACAGGCTGGAAGATATCCGCCTATGTGGTGTGAAGCGTACAAAAATGACTAAAGGACTTTGGCTATATGGAAAGACCGGATGCGGCAAATCCCATAAAGCGTTTGAGATGGCTGGAGATGACGTCTACGTGTGGTCTAATGACCGTGGGTGGTGGGACGGGTACAAGGGACAGAAGACTGTTGTCATTAATGATTTTAGGGGACAAATCCCATTCAACGAGCTTCTGCAGATGGTCGACAAATGGCCCTACTCGGTGCGTCGTCGCAACAGGGCACCGATGCCATTCACGTCGGAGCTGGTAATCGTAACTTCGCCTATGGAGCCCGGGCGAGTGTACATCAACCTAGACACTGAAGACGCCATAGAACAACTTGAGCGGAGGTTTGAGAAACTCAATCTAAGTGGTCAGGGGAATCTAGGACCTGACCACTCCTCCGCTTAGGCTTTAGGGTCGTCGACCCTCTTCTGTATACCCCATACGGGGTATAAAGAATTCACCTGGAGCAAGCTCCTGTGTTTTGCTTCGCAAAACTTATGTGAGTGTCTCTGACAGCCCCTTCAGGGGGACCAAAGGGTAGACCCTTTGGAAACCCAAACGGAGCGTCGCGCAAGCGCTTTGGCTCCTGGGCGTTAAACGGTTACTGAGGCATGGCACAGCGTCCCGTGAACAAGGTGTTTTGAGTGAGGAATATCTCAGATGATTCTTGAGCGTTACTAAGCATTACCATATATAGCTGATTACGCGGCTCCATGTGTGCGGCGTCGATGGCGGTGAAGCCACCTTCCGCATACTCATCGTTCTTGATGGTGCGTTTGAATTTGACGTTAGCGGTCCCACGTGTAGTCGAGTCACGAATGTTGGTGACGTCGCCAGTGGTTCCTTCCATGGTCGTCTGACCGATGCGTCGGACTCCGGAGTGGTAGTGTACAGTATAGTATGCAGGGTTCAGCATGAACAGGCAATCGCCCTGGTTGGCCACCACGGACGAGCCTGCAGCTGAGAATATATAATCTACCTTATTCTCCATGTTCGACAGGTTGGTCGTACGTTGCAGAATCTTGCGTGCAGTCTTGGGCTTCAACGATACAATGAATATCTGAAGCCACTGATTACCAGATGCGTTCGACTCGCACTGACAGGCCCATTTTACACGGACACGCGAGAGGTCATACTGTCGCGGATAGTCCGTTTCGGGTACCTCATGGGATGTGAAGCATGCTTCCCAGTTGCTGGGCTGTGTCAGGAGCTTGACGTGCAGCTGCTCTGCGATGGTACCAGTGTCCGTCTCATAGAAGCGACGGATGGGGTACGTGTTGCGTGTGAGCTTTGCAATCTTCTTGCTGTTCTCCTTGGTCTTCTGAGCGACGGTCTTGCGTGAGCGGTTCTTTCTAGTACCGCGCACATAGGCGGAGCGTTTGCCGCGCTGGAGCGGACCGGAGTATTTACGAGTGTAGGGCATGGTGTGACTCATCCTAAGTGGTGGTTCTCTTTAAGTAGTGCATCCTATGTGGGTATAAACAAAACTCCATCTAAGTGGTGTATACAATGTCTTCTTATTCCTTCTGTGGTGCCGAGTTCGGCGATGTCGTCCTTAATCTCATTGATGATGCTATCGAGTCAGGTGCTGTGCGGTACTTCTGTTGTGCGCCAGAGGTGTGTCCAACAACGGGGAGGGAGCACCTCCAATTCATGATTTACTTTAAACATGCGAAAACCATATCTGCAGCTATGAAGTTCGTGAAACGGGAACTGGGCTTCACGAGTCCCATGAAACCGTGCGACGGTACACCTGCACAGAATAGAGCCTACTGTGGTGCAGAGGACTACGAGAAGAACGGGAAAACAAAGAAGA